GAGATATTACGCTTAACCGTAATAACAGGATATATGCAGGACTTAAACCAAGTGGTGCAATAATAAAAGTAAAACCTAATGGACGTAGAGATTCACTTGCAAATTGTCCTCCAAATCCAATTGTTGATAATGGTAATAAATGCACTATTGACGACATAAACAAAGAGTGGTATATTGAGTTTGCACAAGAAAAAGCAAACGACTTTCTAGGAATACCTAGACTAGAAAGTTTGAAGAAAGAAGAGCTTCTAGAAAGAACTAATAATTTAGGTTTAGAAATAGACAAAAAAGCAAAAAAAGAACAACTAATAAAAATGATAAAAGATAAGGAAAGGAATGAGATAAAAAATATGGCTACAAAACAAGATTTAGAAGAACAGAATGTCAAATTACTTGAACAAAATGAAAAGTTAGTTGAAAGATTGAAAGAAAGAGAGAGTGGAAAAGAAATGAAATTTAGTGACGAAAGATTAAACGATAATATTACATTACAAAGTTCTTTATATAGAAAGATAAATGAATTGAGAAAATATGTTAGAAGTGTTGAGTTTATATATGATGAGGAACTTCCTAGTAATTTAGGTGGTGGAGAATATTACAGTATCGGACAACTATACAATGCTTTACAAAAAGGTTGTTTAGAAGTTGGATTAGATTTTAGTTATGACGTAGATCAAGTTATTAGTTTTGATAAGGAACTTGTAAAACCAAGTGGTAAATTACCAATTCATGTTGCAACAGTTAGAACAAAAGCTGTTTTAACAGACATTGATACAGGAATTAGTAAAGAGTATTTCACAATTGCACAAGGTAGCGATACAATTGATAAAGCTATTAGTGGCGCTAGTACACTAGCTTTCAGACAATGGTTTACAAAGAACTTCTCACCAAAAGACGCAAATGATGAGGATAAGATTCCTAATGAAACACCAAAGAGTGAAGAACCAAAAGTACCTGTATATATTCCTGAAAGTAAAAAAGAAGAAATAAAGGAAAAAGTAGTACAACAAGTTCAAGTAGAAGAAAGTGATGATGAAGATGTTAAAGAAATTGTCAATAATATCATGAAAGTTAGAGAGTTAAGCGGTGATGATACCTATGGTGCGCCAATTTTACAAATGTTGACAAGTGGTGTTGAAGTAGATAGTGCTACTATTTTGGAGATAGATTTGAAAGTTAAAAATAAGCTAGAAAAGGTGACGAATAATGGCTAAAGAATGGAGTTATGGAGAGAATAATAAAAACATTATTCTTTCCGAACCACCTAAGCAACGTCTTAGGATAACTGGACATCGTATCGCAAGTGTCTTAGGATTGAATCAATACCAATCGCCATTCGGTGCATGGGTAGAAATTACAAAACTTGCTAAGCTACCATTTGAAGATAGTAAGTATACAATTTTCGGTAAAAATGTAGAACCAAAGTTAATTAATATGGTTCGTAAAAAATTCCCAAATGTTATGAGTATCGAAGAATATTATGGAAATAATATTGAAAGATATAAATGGAATAACTTTGTTGAGGAGAGTAATGTATTTGGTGGTATAATCGATGCGGTTGCAACAAAAGATGATATGAAAACTCTTACAATGATTGTAGAATGTAAATCAAGTTCAAAACCACAAGCTTGGGAAAATAACCAAGTGCCACTTGATTATTTGTTACAAGGTTGTTTATATTCTTATTTAAAGGGATTAGATAGAGTATTATTTATTTGTTGTTTCCCACAAGACTTAGATTACAACCACCCAGAGTTATTTGAACCAGACGAAACAAACACAATAATGGTTGTCAAGAAGATAAAAGATGTTCTTATTCCAATGCCAAATGGAGAGCTGATAACATTTCAAGAAGCAATTGATTATTGTAACGAATGGTGGAATAAATATATCGAAACAGGAATATCTCCAGAATTTGATGAAGTCAAAGACAAGGAATATTTAGACATTATCAGAACAAGTAAACCAATTAATGATAATTCTCTTGAAGATTTGTGTGATAGAGCTATGGAACTAGTAAAAGAAATCGACATGTTGAAAGAAAATAGTGGTATCAATAGCAAAGAGAAAGAGCTTAAAATATTAGAAGAAAGTATCAAACAAGGCTTAATGGATAATTTAGGAGATGGAGAAACAAAGGTTTCTTGTAAACAATATTCCTTAAACGGAACAATAAAAGAGAAATTTAATGAAAAACAATTTGCAAAAGAAAATCCTAAAGTTTATGAAAAATATATAGAGAAAGAATTTACTTATAGATTGAGTAAGAAAAAAGAGGTAGAAGATGAGTAAATTTTATGATGGATGGTATGCGGATAAAGAATCTTTTCATGATTGGATAATGGGTTGTTGTGATACGTTGGTTAGAAATGAAGATAAACTATATAACATGTCAAGAGATCACACTCGAGCAATTGATATAACATTTCCAATACGACCTGGAGAAATTCCAACTATGTTGATAGAAATAGAAAAAATAATACAAAATAATGAAGAAAAAATAGTAGTAATAAAAAATTTAGAAGATAAGGAGAATGAATAATATGAAAATAATAATGAAAATGAATAATAATTTTAAAACAGTACCAGAAGGAAGAAGAAGATTTAAGATAACAAAATCTGAATGTTCACCTAGTGGTGCGCCAAAAAGATGGAATTTGACTTATGAAGATTGTGAAGGAGAAGGAAATATCTTAAATAGATTTGATTTCACAAATGATAAATCAAAGTTCGCAATGGCTAAGTTCTTAGAGGCTATGTTAGACTTTAAAGATGGTGATGAATTTGACACCGTAGAAGATGCTAAACGTTGTTTAGGAATGGAATTTTATGCAGATGTTATTCATACAGAGGGTAGTCAAACAAATGATGATGGAACACCAAAGATTTTTGCAAATATTGATAACAAGACAATTGAGAAAGCAACTGATACTATTAAAGAAGAATCTCCAAGAAATTCAATTGCAAATGCACTTGAAGGATTAGAATAATATGAAGTACCATTTGGTACTTTTTTTTGTGATTTTATTGTGTTTTTATAAAATATTAACAGTGATTTTTGATAACAATTTCCGTATATAATCTATTTAGAAAACGACAAAGAATAGCGTTTTCTGTTTACCTTATCTACGGAGGTGTAAGTTTAAATTTAGAGTTAAATCGGTTTATTCTTACACCTCTTTTTTATTTTGTAAAAAGGAGGAATATACATGTACGGAAATCCTTATATAAATAATTATGGTGGTAATTTCAACCCACAAAACACATATAACAGAATAGATGAACAGATTGCTCAATTACAGAGTATGAAAGAACAAATCAAAAATAGTCAACCAACACCGCAAAATCAACAACCTAGTATAAATCAGACTTTTCAACTCGCTCCGAATGGAAATGGTGGGATAAGATATGTAAATTCTATTGATGATGTGAATAAGGAAACAGTATTTATGGATACACCATTTTTTAGCAAAGACTTATCAGTCATGTGGCTCAAAAATTCCACAGGAGACATAAAAGCATACGAATTAAATGAAATAGTGCAGAAAGATGAAAAGGACTTACAGATAGAGTTTTTAATAGCACAACAAGAAGAAAAAAACAATAGAATAGATTTATTACAAGCTCAATTAGATGAGTTAAAAGGGAGGTTAGACAATGAACAATTTTATTCAAATGATGATTCAAAACAGATTTCAACAAATGCCTCAACAATTAATGAGTCAGTTGGAAAATCAATTGAAAAGAGTGAATCCACAAGCTTATCAAGAGTTTCAACAAGCAAGAAAAAATAATATGGATCCTAATGAATTTCTAAATAGAACTGTAAACAACTTTAATCCACAACAAAGGCAACAATGGGATAGCATGATGGGGCAATTCAATCGGCAAAATAATAAACAAGATTAGATATCTTGTTAAGGGGTATTAGCTAGATTAGTACCTCTTAACAGGCTATCTAGCGGTCAAAAATTTATGAAAGGAGAAATGTTTAATGAATAATGGTATTCAACCAACTGTGGAATTAGCAGGAGCAAACAATTCATACCCTTATCCAATGATGCCTTATGGTGGTTTTGGTAATGGTTTCGGTTTTGGTAGTGATATTTGGGGAATCGTTTTGATTGCTTTGTTATTCTCAAATGGTTGGGGAGGATTCGGTGGTTTCGGAGGCTTCGGTGGAGGTTTCGGAATGACTGACGGTGGTTTACTTGGCTATGCTTTAGGAAATAATGCAACTAAAGGAGATTTATCTGATGGATTATTTGGAGTTCAAACTAGTAATAAGTTAGATAATATTACTACTCAAATATCAGATGGATTTAGTAACAATGCTACTAATATCTGTAATTTAAGAAGTGATATTTTAACTGGAAACATGGGATTGCAAAATAGTATCTTAGACTCTAAGTATAGCGATTTAATCAACGCTAAAGATACTCAACGTGATATTTTAATGCAGACTACTGAACTTGAAAATCAAGCTAGTATCAATGCGTTGACAATGCAAGGAAAACTTGATGAGTGTTGTTGCAATCTAAGAGCGCAAGGTATCGAAAATACTCAGAAGATACTTGACGTTCTTAACCAAAATACTATCGATGGATTACGTTCAGAAGTTAATGATTTGAAGAATACGATAACAGCTAATGGAATCGGAACTTCAATAGTAAATCAAGTAAGACCATACCCAATTCCAGCATATCCAGTATCAAGTCCATATGTAGGATTATACAACAATGGTTTCTATGGATATGGAAATGGTTTCTACGGAAACAGTATAATTTAATTTAAGTAAGAGGTCTAAAGACTAACCTTTATGGAACTTGCTAAAATCAACGTATACGTTGGAGGATAGAGATAGTTCTATCCTCTTTTTTATACAAATTGGGAATTGTATTCCTAAAATACATAAATTAAGAAAGGAGAAAAATAAAATGATAGATGCTTATAATTTAACAGAACAAACGTTAGCAACAGGAGATTATGTAACATTTAATGGTTATAACTATGGCGGTAACAAATGGTGCAGTGCCGACCAAAATAGCTTAACAATAACAAGAACAGGTACTTACGAAATCGAAGGTATTGTAAATGCAACCCCAACAGTAGCAGGACAAATGCAATTCAATTTGACTAGAAATGGAACGAATATCCCTGGTGGCTTTGTTTATTTACCTGGGACAACAGTAGGTATTACTGAAAATGGTAGTGCTAGAGTTATTGTAAATGCTTTTGCTGGTACTACTTTTGGAATAAGAAACAATACAGCAACTAATCCTGTCACTATTCCAGAACAAGCTACTTCAATAATTATTAAACGAGTTGCGTAATGAATAATTTTAATAATAACTTAGCTTTGATTTTTCAAGCATTAAGTTTACAAATATTATTCCAAGATTTTAACAATAGTGATTTAATGCAAGAATTACAAAGGCAAGATAAAGAATATCTTGAAAAAATCATTCGACAGAATGAAAGAATAATTGAACTCTTAGAAAGGAGGGAAAAATAATGGATAAAATAATACACGAAGATTTAAAACGAGCTAGTCTTGATAAAGTAAAACAATTGCTACAAGAAAATAGTGGAGAAATAACAGGAAATACTTTAGAAGCTATTGGTGATTTGGTTGATATTTATAAAGACATAGCGAATGTTGAATATTGGTGTGAAAAGGAGGAAAGTGAAATGTACGGAAGATACGGAAGAGATTCTTATGGAAGAGATTCATACGGTGAATATGGTAGAGGAAGCTATGGAAGAGATTCTTATGGTCGTAGAGAACGTGATAGTCGTGGAAGATATAGAGGACACGAATACATGGATGAAATGTATGATGAATATTCAAAATACATGGAAGGTCGTTCTAGGTATGGGGCAAATGAGGACACTAAAAAGAGCTTAGAATATATGCTACGTAGTATGGAAGATTTTGCACGTATGTTAAAAGAAGATGCTGGTTCAGAAGAAGAAGTGCAAATGATTCGTCAAACTGCTCAGAGAATCGCACAAATGTAATATGAAATACTATTTTTACAATGCAAATAGTCATAATAATTTTATTGACGATTGTTTCCCTAGAGCATATTCAATAGTTATGGATATAACGTGGAAAGAAGCATATAAAGAGTTATGTAAAAGTGCAATGGAGCAAGGTTATATGATGGATAGTGCCATATTTGTAAAAAATTTTTTGGATAAAAAGTTTAAAAGAATACCTTATTATGAGGAATATATAGGAGAATTTGCTGAAAACAATCCAATAGGTAAATACCTAATAACTACAAATGGTCATATAACAGCTTGTGTTAATGGTTATATCATAGATACGTGGGATTGTACAAATAAAAAAATTGAATATATTTGGAAAGTATGATATAATTATATATAGAGGAGTACCACAACTACTCCTCTAATACTTTGTTGTGGGAGGTATTTTTATTATGAACAAAGAAGATAAAAAAAGATTAATGATTATAAGGCATAGTATGTATTGCAGATGTTATTATCCTAGTACTAATGGTTATGAACGATATGGTGGACGAGGAATTAAAATGTGTGAGGAATGGATAAATAATCCTAATAGTTTTTACCAGTGGTCTATTAATAACGGATATAAAAAGGGATTAACTATTGACCGAATAGATAATGATAAAGATTATGAACCTTCTAATTGTAGATGGGTAACTAAAGAAATACAGGACAATAATAGAAGAAATAATAGAAAAATAATTCATGATGGTGAAACGAAAAATTTAACACAATGGGCTAGAGAATATAATATCGGTGTAACAACATTGAGTGATCGATTAAAAACAGGAATGGGTATCGACGATGCATTAAATAAACCAGTAATAAAAGGTGGGGGTAAACTATTCTTCACAATAAATGGGGAAACGAAACTATTAAGTGAATGGTGTAAAATATATAATATAAATTATCAAACAGCATGGAAAAAAATAAAAAATGGAAGAAGTATAGAAAAAGCATTAAAATTAAATAATTTTTAATCTTATTGTAAAATAAAAAAACACCTTATTTTAGGGTGTTTTTATAATTGTAAATTTTAGTAAAAAGAATTTTCATGTGATTGGTATATGTATTTGGACTAATATTAGTTTCCATACAAGTATGTATAGCTTTCTTTTTCTTGTAATAATCTATCAAAAGTTGTCTTTCTTCCTTGTCTAGTTTCATGTTATCGCATAACTCTAAAAGATTGTTATACGAAAGACACCTAATCTCCTTTTTGAGATTAAGATAAGTGTTCTTATCAATCATAAAATTACCTCATTTCTGAAATAATTATATGTCGAAATAGGTAGTAAAAAGTCGTAAAAGAAAAGAACTTATGATAAGTTCTTTAATTTTTTATTAACAGTCTGTCTTTTCTTTCTAACACTATCTATAGAATAATTATTAAGCCTAGCAATTTGTATATCAGACATTCTATCGCAATAATATTCTTTCAACATTTTAATGATAAGTGGATTTTGTTCCACTTGGATAACAGTTTCGTATAAATCGTTTTCAGACATTCCTTTATATAAATTCGTATTCTTTTTGATAAAATGAGCAGTAACATAAGACAATGCAACTCCTAAAAATATAGGTATAAAGAAAGATGTTTCAGTTTTAAAAGTAATTCTAGTAAGTAAATAATAAGTGAAACTACTAAATGCAAAACATATAACGACACTTTTAAAATGAAAAGGTTTACCGAATGCAAATTTATTAAACCAAAAAGCGACTGTAATAAAAATTGCTTCTATGAATGCATCATTCAAAAATGCTATTAAAACAATAATAAGCATAGTGAATAAATTCCAAAGTATGTAAAGAGGAATGTAGATAGCATTAGTTATCTGTTCCTCTTTACTTTTGGTTTTCTTATCGTGTAATTTTCTTAGCAAGTCTTTTAGCGAATCCTTTAATGAAGTCAGTTTCTGCGAACCAGAAGATACTACCAAGTCCCATAAATCAGACACTCCTTTCATAAAATATAGTTTATATATGATTATTAACATTAATAAAAAATCTAAGTTCAATATAATAGCTACGATTATACCGTGTTTATTATGTATTGGAACATTACGTATAAAAATACTTATTAATTGCACAATATTTAGTAGTAATGTATATACTATATAGTTTTTAAATACATGTTTTGTTATTTTTCTTTTACTAATTATGATATAGAATATTGATAATACTAAAAGATATACAAAATCAAATATAACAAATAACAAAGGTATATTAAAATTTATTTTTAGTATTTGGGATATTATCGCAATTATTAAGCCTATCAAACTAAATTTTTTCATTCTTTTACTATTATCATTACAAGTTATTGCTAGTGTTATGTAAACATTTATATACAACGTAATAGCATACCAAACATTTTCTAATCTCCAATATGTTATAAAATTGTTTATGGTATTTATCGCTTTATTCGTATATACTATTTCAAAATAATTCCCACCTAGTAATTTTATTATAACAACAATTAGTAGTAAAAAGTAGTATGTTTCTATACTCTTACTAAATAATTTGTCCAAGTCCTTTTTCATTTTATCACCTCCTTTCTGTATAAATATAACATAATATATCATGATAGTCAATAATAAAATTAAAAAATATAAAAAGACTAGTTTTACTAGCCTTTTAATTCGAATAATGGACCACAATCTACTCTAAATTTTACTCCATCTGCCTCTAATATTGCTACACCATTAGGAGTATAATTTGTAGGTAATTCTAAACCTTTGACTGTGAATATTTTATCTATTATAAAGTAATCACCAACTTCAAGAATTGCATCGTAATCAACTCTATCTTTATCAGGGTTGCATTGTCCTATTACTCCACATGGGATAAAATCATCACTGCCACATGGTTGTCCGTAACAAGTTGCATAACAACCAACCGCACCATTTTTATATTTATCGTTTGGCAATACTATTTCATCGATTCTAAATACACCATTAAAAATCACTTTTGATCCAACATGTAATACTTGGTCTGGTTCAGGATTGATTGGCTCATTATTATTTATTCTATTAGCTTGTTCTACAATATAGTCCATTTTAGAAAGTAAATAATCTCCTGGACAACTTGTACTAGTGTACATAGAGTGCCATGTCACGTTTTTACCTTTTACCAATGTTCCCATATTATTTCTTTTTGCAATATCAGCTACCAATCTTATTAAAGAATTAAGTGCTAAGTCAGTAACTTCGGAACTTGGTTGTAAATTTGCAGTTTCAATACTAGCGGAACGTACATTAGAATCCCAATTAGAATTGCACCATGCTATATCATTTTCGTCAACATAACAAGCTATTCTACCATCAGAACCTATCCCATACGTACTAGAACCATTTCTACCGGGTGTTTTCCAAATTTCACCCAATGTTTCAATAGAACAATTACCAGCCATATAATGAATACATATTTCTGATATTTTATCTTGTCCCCAAGACTTTCTATCTTTTGTATAATTACCATCGTAAGCTGGAATAAACTTACAAGCGAGAGGTGAATATGCCATATTACTCATCCTCCTTTTCTTCTTTACCTTTACCATCTGTAAATTCTTTATCTTGTTCTTCTGTTAATATCAATTCTTCTATTTTTTCTGTTGCCATATTATTTATCTCCTTTTATTAAATTTTTAAAAGCTTCATAACAACCTGTACTTGCTAACCCACTGAATAACCCTGTTAAAATGACTTCTAACGTGATTTTATCAAGATTAGTACAAATACATAAGGTAAGTCCTAAACAAGCCATAATAAGTGGAATATACTTGTTAGGAATGAAATCTAAACTATGTTTGATTACATATCCCACACAAAGACATATTCCCATAATAATCACATTTGCAAAATTTGATAATATTGTCATATCCATATTTTATTACCTCCTTTATTTCAAGCCTAATTTATATAGGCAATACGCAAGAATTGCATAGAAAAGGTAATCAATGAGTTTATCCCATTTCATACCTTTCTTCTCATTCTGGTTATCAAGCTTTGAATTTATTGTTTTCACAGATGTCTCGATATTACCGACACGCAAGTCCATCTTTTCCATAATGGAGTAGGTTTTTTTTAATTCATCCACATTTCTTTCCATTTCGTCAAGTCTCCTTTCATTAGACTTGGAACGTTGTTCGATTTCTGTTATCCATTTTGTTTCGTTTTTATCCATGTACCTTATCTCCTTTGTTAAGATTCTAGTGTTGCCACTCTACTATCTAAATTATTAAATAAATATTTTAAACTTATATATGCACTAGCAGAAATAATAAACGGATTTGCAGTATTAGTTTGAATTATATTTGTTTGTGTATTATTTGACATTGCATCTTTTAAATCGTTAAGTTGTGTTACTAAAGTTGTATCAGTTATTGTTTCAATAGTTGAATCGGCTCTTACTATTTGCCAATTATCTATATCCCCACTTATAACGTCAGCATTATTTAATTGGGTACTTCCTAAATTTATTGGATAACTTTGATCTTGATAAGCTTCATAAGGTGTTCCAGCACCTTTTTCTATTTGAATTGTTTCTAAATCAGTTCTTCTAACACTCTCTATCATAAAATAAGCATTCGATGGGCTTGTGTCAGAAATAATTGCTTGGTTACTGTGTCTGTAACCACTTATAAAATTCTTATCTATATCATAATATGCTCTACTTGGTTCATCTCCAGTTCCACCTAATATACCGGTCGTTGTATACAACGTGCTTGGTTTTATTGGTATGTAATCGGTATATTCAAAATTAGCACTAGAACTAATACTTCCATCTGGTCTTATATAACCACTTGTTAAAACTCCATTTTTATTAAACATATTTTTTCCATATATACTTATTCTATTATTACCTGTTACACTTGTGTCATTATCTGAATTACCTTTTAATACTACTCCCATTTTGCCTTTTCGTGTATTGTCTAAAATTAGAGTTGTTCCCTCTTCATCAATTGTTGGTAGATCATCATACAAATAATTCAATTCTTCTACCACTTCATTAAATTCTTCTTCAGTTACTTCACCGTTTGTAACATCAAATGTACTTGTAGTTCCATCATTATAAGTAATAGTATAAGTATCTACTTTTCCAACTGTCGAAGTTTTTAAAATACTTACAATGCTTCTTCCGTTTGTAACATCAATATCTGTGCTGGTTCCATCTGTAAAACTTATTGTATATGTATCTGTTAAACCACTTGTACTAGTTTTTTGAATACCACTTATTCCGTTTCCTGTTGCTCCAGTGTCTCCTTTTGCACCAGTTTTTAAAACAAAATCTAGTATCGGATTTTCATTACTACTTCCACTTCTTCTTGTTACTGATGGCTCATTTCCCTCTGTAACAGTTCCTATATGAATGTTTGGTGTTGCACCAGTTATACCACTAGCACCACTAAAATCTGCCAAATACGCCCATTTGTAAGGAGATACTTCTACTTCTCTTTTAGTCCACAATGTTGCATTTTCTTGTTCCTCAATACTTCCTTGTATCATTACATAATCGTTTACATTCATGTTATCATAATCTGCAACCATGTTTTCAATAGTCGAATAAGTCTTTTCAATCACAAAAGGTTTTCCTGTATCACCTTTGTCGCCTTTTTCTGCAACTACACTCCAATAATTCGTATTTGTTGGCAAATTACCTTGATTATTATTATTCAAACTAACGTAACTACTTCCGTTATAACTAACAACATCATTTATTTCATAATTTGTTTGCGAATTATAAGCACCTTTATTAAAATATGCTACTTTTCCTAATACTTGCACTGCCATATTATACAGTCACCTCCACTAATAAATGTCCTCCATTATCTATTCTAAAATCTATTTGATTCATCTCATCAGGTTTATTCATCAAAAGTTTGCCATCTTCTATTTCAAATGTTGCAAAATAACAATCTCCTTTTTCACCTTTTAAATCAGCGTATTCATATTCTGATTCATCTTCTCTTTTTATTCCTAGTTGTGTTCCATTCCAATCGTAATCTAAATCATAACCATCTCTTATGTCAACGGACTTATGTGTTCCGTTCTTTCTTGTTAAATCAATCGTGGCTACTTTGCCGACTTTGTCAACGTCAATATTAAGTGTGTTTGCTTCTGTAATAGCATCATCAATATCATCAAGTTTTTCATCAACTACTACTAACTTATCGTCGACTTCTCCAATTTTTGAATCTACTTCTTGAAGTTTATTTGAAACATCTGTTGTGACATCACTCATTGTTTCGTCTACTTCTTTTAGTTTATCGTCAACGGTTTCAACAATTTCATCTAATTTATTATCAACCTCACTCAAACCTTCTTGCAAAGCTTGTGAGTATAAATCATATTGACTTGGTGTAATAGGTTCTGGTGATAAGGCACCTTCTTCGTATGATCCTGTAGGAACAATAAATTCATCATAACTTGGACTAAAACGATTCAAAAGTTCTTCATTTTCTCCAATATTATAACCATATACACCTATTTTCACACGTTCATATTCTTTTTTCAGAACTTCCACTGGTATATCACATTCGTTATTTATGATATCTGTTTCGTACATTTCGCCACTAGATAATACTGTAAATATTACGCGCTTTACTTGGAAAGAATTTGTATATTCATCAAAGGTAAAATAACACTTCGTTATTTTATATTCGTTTTCGTTTGGTAAATCAGAATTTTCTAAAATTTTTACCTCATTTTTTGTGACTTCTATGTTCATTTAATCACCTCTATTTCCATGTACCTATTATGATAAAATTCAGCGTTGCGTTTATACCAGAATTTACTTGATAATCACTTAAAAAATATGTTATGTAGCTATTTGTATACTTATTTATATGAATGCTCCATAGTCTGGCTTCGGCTTGTATGCATGGAGCTACTGTATAGACATTGGTAAGTGTTATCGGAAAATTAACACCTTCGACTGCACTATAATAGACTGGAACACTATCAATATATTGAGTATTTATATTTGGCGATATTACAGCTCTATAATACATTTCGATTAATCCATTATCATATTTCTTATATTTCCAATTTCCGCTTGTTATTAACTCGTAAGATACAGTACCCACAGAGTCATCTACATATTTTTTGACAATATTATTCTCTACTGTATTGCGACTTGTATCACTCATCTCGCTATCTGGTGTGCCACTTGTCGGTATTCTATTTGTTCCGTAATCAACAAATGTTTTGCCATCACCAGTAACAATAAAATTACCATCAACAATATTAATATTATCGATATTACTAGAACTTTCTATTCGCTTAAAATTTACTTTACCCATTAGTAATCCTCCCATTCTACATTATTATCTTCATTCCAATTTATTTGAGATATATTAGAGTTCCATATTGTCATATTTTGTAAATCATCAAAATTTATTAAATTCAAATCGGTAACCCAACGGTTTAAATCTTGATAAGATATATTTCTCATATTAACATTATTATCATTATAATTTATAGTACATGTTTTTAGCCATTCGATAGTACTTATCCAATTGTTAGGTTTATAATAATAAAAACCTATATTCTTAATACCATTTTCTGTATTATCTAATTTTTGCATTGATAGTACATCATTATCTTCCCATATATTTTTTTGATAGTTTGGTATTATATTTTCATTTTCGTATATATGTATATATTCGTAGAAGATACTAGTATTGGCAACACTAATTACTTCTCCAAAATCGTAAGGTAATTTATACTTTTTAATATTTCTTCGTATGTAATTTTCATCTGTATCTTTGCGATATATACTATAGTTTTTATTTTTATATACTAATTCTACAATTAAACTATCATAGTTAGAATATGTATACTTATGATACCGAATGGTGTTTCCATTATCAGTTGTTAGGATAGTTGTATCATTATCTGGTAAGTCATCATATAAAGTTCTTGGGAAAGAAATGTAAAGTGTTTTAGAATCAAGATTGTCTCCGGTTTGAATATATCGTAAAGGAGATTGTTGATTGTTAAATATTTTTTCTTGTATTTGATTTGTCAAAGATTCTATTGCATTTTCTATAGAATTTAAGTCGTTAGTTGTTAAGTATATATTTGAATTATATGTATTATTCATATATCATATCTCCTTTACAATTATATCACATTTTTTGTATTTTATCAAATTAATCTCCAACACCCTCGAGTTCGCATTGTAAACCACCGTCAAACGTAAATTTCTGTTTTGTAATTATTATATCTTTATAGCCATTATTAATATCGGTATAACGTGTTTGAACAGATATTGTGTCACCTATTACAAGACTCGGATCACCCATTGTAGTAGCTCTAATTTGATAATTTTTATCCATCCCTTTATAATAATTTTGTACTAGCTCTAGATATTCAGGATAAAAATATCCAAATTGGCTAACATCTATAGCTATATTATCTCCTTTTTTATCACTAAGTGCTACTGTTGATTCGACAATATTTTTGGTTTCTTTTTGTATTCTGTTTGTATAACTAACTGCTATTTTACTACCTACAGTACCTGTATATTTAACCACCATAAAATATAGATTTTTATCAACTAATGTCGCAATCCCACTTCCAGAAACCACTGAATATGAAAATGAAGGATTCTCATCCCATATATGATGATCGTTTATTTTATACCAAACATATTCTTCTGTATTAAATAATGTATGTGTATCATCTATTAGTTGTTTTCTTTCGGTATCTGACATAAGACTTATAGATTTATATTTTATCGTCAATTCGTTTATTTTATTTCTTGTTGTATAATCAACATCGGTTTTTAGCAGATTTCTAGGTATACTATCTACTGAATTAAGATTTAAAGAATCTAATCGAACAGTATTATATCTGTTCACAAAGAACTTTCTAAAAGAATAAGTATCGTTTGATTTATACGCACTATTGAATGTTATTAACAATTTTATGTATTCCATTAAGTTACTAATTTCCAATTTATTATGACTGAATGCATAATTGCTATCCATAAAATCCATTTTATAATCTGTATTTTGGGATAAATATGCACTAACGTCACTAGGTGTAGTCAATGCAAAAAAACCTCCTGTGTCTGGTATAGTCATACTTTGCAATTTACTTAAAACACTACCACCAGTCAATGTAACATTCCCATTGGAATTCGAACTCCAATCTGTCAAATAATACGTACCCATTTTAACATATTCGACACCATTATCCTCTGTTAAAACACCAATATAAGGTTCTAATGTTACATTATCATCTAAATATTTAACAATACCTTTTGGATTTATAGGATCAAATTTATTCCCACCATGACTATCAGGATAGTTGTTCAAGTTGATTGTACAAGTATTTATTGGTAAACTTTCAGCCAATAAATCTAATTCTTCATCTACGTCAAAACTAATCAACTCATCGCCTTCATATAAATCACCAACATTATAATCTAATAATGCTATACGTATTCTATTTTTAGGATGTTCTATTCTAATAATGTTCAATTCCACTTCTATAATGTTTCTTTCATTGTCAAACACGTATTGATAAACATATGATTGATTATTTGTTATGGTATCAACAAACTTATTTTCATTATTATCTGTGTATGTGACTGTAAATTCTAAAGGTAGATTTTCTTTAAAATATATAGTAACACCTCTAATAGTTTCGTTAAAATTTATGTTATCTACTATTATTCTAGGAACATCTATATCTTCAAAAACATCATTGCTTATATATCCATTTGATAATATTTTATTTTCATTCCAAACTTTAAACGAGCCATCCAATAATGTATAATTGTTTTCTAGTGTTGCATATTTTTGCATTGTCTTGTTACCTGTTATCAAACCGTTACTAGCAATCATATTCAATTTTTCGGGCTCACTCAAAACTAGTAATTCGGTGGGTTTATATCGAAATTTTAAGTCTACATATCCATACATTTCTCTATTATCACTTTTTATTGCTTTTTTGAAACTATTACTTACGCTTATCATTAGTATTCAATAAAATCAGCAGTTACGTCAGTTCTCATAGTTAATTCGTAAGTTTGTGGATTTATAAATTTTGTCTTACCATCAACAGGTCCACAGTAACATTTGATTTCTCTCCTTTGACTATAATTATCAGTAAAACGCAAATAAAAGTAATCTTGATTATATAATGTTTGTAGTAAAGCCATTTGTGAACTATTTAAGTAATTCCAACCGCATATTATTTTAGCTCTATTTCTTCTAACAATATCTCTATGTAAATAACCCACACTATCTTGATAAGAACGTTCTAAGTGTGTGTAGGTTGGAGAATAATTATTAGGAGAAGGAGTTGGAAGTTCTATCCAACTCAATTTATCATCTAAACTAGCTTCCAATAAAGCCATATTATCAACTCCTTACAACTACAGTAGAGTTGTTTTTGTTCCTATTAATTTGTTGCAAATTACTATAGGTTGCTTCTGCAACTTTTCTACCGCTCATGTTTATTTCTATAGGTCTATCCGCATATTCTAGCATACTAGCATTCAAAGATATTAATAAGTCTATTATCTGCTTATTATCAGCTCCACTATCGTAACCATCTGTATTAGGATTATATTGCTTTGGAACAACCATTTCACCTTCATGTAAATGATATAGACCTTCTGACTCGATTTCTGGTGTACCTACCGCTAAAGATACATGAGGTAATTTTATATTGTCAAAATTCCAATCTTTTCCCGTTACTTTACCAAAAGCCACTATTATTCCTCTAAATGGTGTTAGTATTAGGTTTATTTTATCAACAATAGAATTAATAGTTCCTACGAATAACCTTTTTATTATATCACCTAATCCGTGTCCTACTTTTTCGAACCAAGAATTAAAGTCGATTGCATTACTTCTAACATCATCAAAAAATTCATTAATTGTGGTACTAACATTATCAACAACTTTTTCAACTAAACTACTAAAGAAATTCATTATAAATTCTGTAAAACCACTAATAGCCAAAATAGACACTTTAATAGCTTGGAATAATAAATTACCCCAATCAATACTAGCAACAAAATCTCCGAATGCTTTTCCGATATCCCCCCATTTGAATGTGGATAAGAAAATAGATAGTCCGTCACCTATACCTTGAATACCTCTATTTATAGTATCAGCTAATTCATTCCATTCAATGCTCAAAAAAGCATTACTTATCATATTAGCTATACCTCTTCCAAATTGAATAAAACTGAATTTTTCAACAAATCCTTGAATCAATTGGACAAATGTATTAAAACTTTGTGCAATTGTATTTCCTATTTGGCTCCAGTTAACTTCAAATAAACCATTTAAAAAATCTCCAAAATTATAGCCTAGATTATAAGCTTTTTCTTTTAAATCTTTCCATTCTATTTTACCGAGTAAACCATTTATACCTTTAGCAATATCTTCTCCTACTAAATGCCATTTTCCACCTTGTAAATGAGCCAATAAGTCATCTAATAATTTGAAAGATTTTATTGTATCGTTAATTTGTATTTGACTAGCTGGTGCAATTTCATTTTCTGTTGGTAAATTTGTAATTTCATCCATAGAAAGCAATCCACGTTGAGCCTTATTTGCTTTTTGATTCGCTTTAGCTTGTGTTTCTAATGCTTTTGCATTTGCACGAGCCACTAAATCTATCCCAGTTAAAGCATTGACAAATTGTGCCACATAGGTAGTAGCCATTGCGAATAATCTAGCAACCGTTTCTATAGCAGGAGCAAGTAACGCCCCCAAAGTATTCCATGAATTTGTTATAGATTCTTGTAGTTCACTATCAAATGACAAATAAGCATTTACAGCTTTTGTTAAAACAGACATGGCTGTTCTGACACCAACTAATCCTAGTGCTAATTTTTTAATTTTATTAAAATTATTATCTACACCTTTGCCAAATCTTTTTGTAAAATCTGTAAATTTGTTTTTTAAAAAATCAAAGCCAGTAGAACCAATATATTTAGAAACACTTCCAAGCGATTTCATAACACTTGCTAATCTACTTATTTTCTTACTACTTTCATCAGCTTTTTTACCAATGTTCTCTACACTTTTATGAGCATCACTCGTTTTTGGTACTAGTTTTTGTTGTGGTACTTCTGGTTGTTTTATTGGTTGTTCTGACTCTGCACGTAATTCTTCTCTCGCTTTTGTCAATTCTTCTATTCTAGCTTTTTGTTCGTCAAGTTTCTCTTGTGTTATAACAACGATTGCGTTTGGATCAAACTTAGCAGTTCCTTCCGTTGGATTGTAAATAGCTTGTTTCGAACCAGCTAAACGTTGTTCTTTCCACACTTTAGAATAAGTGCTATATGTTGATGTTAAATCCTTTAATTCTTTATCTAAATCCTCTATTTGTTGTTTAGAATTTTTAAAAGAACTATCAATATTACTAGTACTATTTGTGACTTTGCTAAAATTATTAGCAGTTTTATTCATAGTGCTATCTAATTTTTCATATTTACTAATTACATCTGATAAATCAGATTTCATTTTACTAAGTACACTTTGAAATTTAAGTGTAATAGTATCCATATTCATATAATCACCTCTTTATTGATTATTGAAATGCTTCGCAGTTTTTCTAGCCCAATTTTCAAAGAATATCTGCGCTTTCAATTGTTCGTTCTTTACTTTTATCTCTTTCTCTTTTTCTGTTGCGATTTCCTTATATTCTTCGCTCATTGGTTTACTACGATATTGTAGAGGCTTTGTTCCTTTTTTAGAAAAAGCATGTAATATAGGAGATACATCACACAGTGCCTCGTATATATACATGCCTTGTTTCCACATAAACACATCGTCATATCTTATTTTTAATTTGTAAGCATCTCGGTAGAATTTTACTAAATAAGCATCTCCATACCAATACTCATCAAAACTCATACCGTATGACATATAATAAGGACATTCGTGTTCAAAAAGTTTTGTAAGGGAGGTAGACTCTACTCGAGAGTTTCCACTTTTGGCGAAAGACTCGCTACTTCCCACTTCACGTTTCCCTCGTTAGAATCGGTCATTAATGAATTATAACATTCTGTTATCATTGTTGTTATATTATCAATCAATCGTTCTTTTTCAGGGCATTGTGAATATATTTCTTCTATTAAATTTTGAGATACTCTTCTATGATTTTTATAAAAAGCACCTCTAAAAGCTAAGTCAATCATTGTCATTGGTTGCTTTGAAAATTTATCAAGTTCAAAACCTTCGCTTTCGATCATTTTAACAGTCATTCTATTATATTCTAGTGTATAATCAACACCATTGTATGTTAAGTTTACTTTCGTATTCAATTTTTGCACATCCTTTTCTCAATTTTATTGACTAGCTTGTACTTTTTCGTACTTAGCTGGAGCGTTTGTTGGTGTAATATAGTTTGTAATCTCTAATACCGTATTTACTTCTGTTTCTGGTAATCCCATATCACTAGGATTTCCTGTGAAGAAGAATGCTTTTGTAAGTCCTGGTACTAAGATTTCAAACCATGTAGCTTTCCCAGCCGTTTTTCCAGCGGTATAAGCATCCATTAAAGTTTCCCATGCAGTTACCAATTCTTCTGTTAAGTTAAATGTAAATTCTAAAGATCCACCGATGTCTTTTAAACCATCAATATAAGTTTTCCATTCTAGCTCGTCTAATGTAGTAGTTTCTAGTGTATCTGGAGCTGGATTCAAACTTGGTGTAGATTTAATCCCTCTAATTCTTGTATAACCAGTTGTTGGTCTTGTTCCAGCGGTTGCCTCAACCGCATATAATAATTGTACTCCAGCAGTAGATAAATCAATTGCCATAAGTTATTACCTCCTATAAATCGTATTCGTATCTATTTCTAAATTTCCTTCATATCTTAAATAGCCAACAATTACATTATCATCGTTTTGCATTGGATATTTTGCGAAATTTCCTATTCTTCTTAAACAATAATATCGTTCACCACTCATGAACTCATCTATAATATTACCCATAATTTCAACATTTTCCCATGCAGTATGTTCTTCATCTTGTTCACAATCAATTCTTATTTGATAGCCTAAATAACTAACTTGTTCTCCACTATCATTGAAATACCTATCAACCGCTTCATTATTAAGTTCGTCAATAGTAACGATTGGGTATGTTATTTCTGGATATTTTTCGTACTTTTGCTTTACAATAGTGTTTTGATATTCAGGATAATCTTCATTGTTAGTGAATAAATCTTGCAAATCATTTTTCAACTGTTCTCTTAAACTTCTCACAAATATATTCACTCCTTTTTTTGAATGTCTTAGGAATAACATCTTTTATCAAATAATTCCTAGTATCCCACATTTCTTGTCCAGCAGGCACACCTTGTGTCAAATGTGACTCTCCATGTTTTGTATAACTCCAAAATTTTCCAGAAGTTATCCCATTTTCAGATAGAATATCTAACATTTCTTGATTACCAACATCTTCCACATCTAATATAAAAGAACCACTATTGTAATCGTTCAAGTCATATTTTGATTTCACAGGATGTGGATTTTGTTCTCCTCTGTCACCAGTACCAAACTCTTCATAAACAACATCTTTTCCACTAGCTTTTAGTTCATATTCGTTATCCTTTTTACTCCAACTAGTAGATATATCCGTAATGTTAGGATCTTTCACTCTTGACACATATTGTGCGTTGAGAAAACCTTCACCTTTTGTCATTACTTCTACCATAGCTTTATCAACTTCATCGTCTAAGTTATCTAACATATCCTTAAAAGCAGTGATGACATTCTTAATATTTGTTTCATCAACATTTATACTAATCGCCATTTCTAACACCACTTCTACGTTTTAGCATAACTTCCATACTATCAATGTGTATCATAGGTTTTTTATAAATCTCATAATCTGCGTTTTTACAAATTATGTCATGTTCTGTTGGTGGTTCTACATAAATATAAAACCTGTCTCCTTCATGAAATAAATCCTTTTCACTAATCTCTGGTTTCATTCTCAAATACATTGGATAATCCATACCAATCGAGATTAAATCCCCTTCACTATTAGTAGGCAAATAATTTTCATGAATAAGTACAGGTTCTCTGAAAAAATCTTTTCCATTTTCAACATATTTTTGACATAGATATAATTTTCTTTTATTTCTTCGTAGGTTTCTTAAATGATGACTCATATTAACACCTACCTTATTAATGGTATTATCTCACGCAATAGCTCTTTAGGATAATCTCCACCAGAGGTATAATGACGTGTTATACCATTTTCACTATGTACTGTCTGTCCTTCTGCCCCAATTTTTGCAAAAGAACTAATTGCAAGAGGAATGATTAAATCTTCATACTTTGCATCATAAGGTTTTTCATCCGTAACTTTAAAGCGTCTGCAACGATTTATTTCACGAACAGCTCTCTTAATTTCATATTGCAAAGTAGGAGTATCTTTATCGGTAATATCAAAATCTCTTGCTATTAGTAATGATTTCAATTCTCCAACAAAACTACTCAAAGTTTTATCATCCATAATCATTCCTCCTACATGTCGTATTTATTTTTATGTGTGTTATCTCTATCATGAGAAGATTCTTTATTTCTTAACTCTTTGATAATCGTATCTACTAAAACACCTTTAGCTTTTACATCATCATTAATTTCAATAACATCACTTCTGTCAGGCTTTATACTAAGTTCTCCATTACTCAATTCAACGTCAACTTTGACATATTCTCTATTTCTAAGCATATAATACTTATCATTCATTAAATATAACATATTGACACCTACTTTCTTGAATAACTTTCCTTTTCACCTTTTAATTCTACTTCTTTTTTGAACTCTTTTTTAGGTTCTTCTTTAATCTCTACTTCTTTTTCAAATGGTTTTTTATCATTAACAATCTCGTAACCAAGATGCTCATAAAACTCGTTATAAGCACCTTTTGTTACGTATTTTTCATTGTTTCCTAGTTTAATCTTTATCATTAAGCACTCGTATCAAGAATCCAAATCTTGTCTGCTTCTTCGAATGATGGTAAAGCAACCATTGATACTTTTGTATCTACATTAACAGGATCAACCATTTGTGAAGTAGTAACAGCTACACCTTCGTTTACTATAGAAACTTCTGCGTTCAAGTTATTGATTAAATCACTTTCTTCTGGTGTAGTACCCATATTTGTACGTCCTAAAGCTCCATCTGGCATAAATACTACCGTATCATCTGGTACATATTTGTGAGCAGTTCCAGCTTCATCTACCCAAACATTATCGTAGATTGCAAAACGTAAACCAGTTTGTGCAGTAATGTAACTTCTAACGTTTTCTTCTGTTAGATTTACAGTACCACCAGCAAATACATAAATTGCATTCTTCATAGCAGTATTTTGTAACATACCTTGAATAACTGTTGTATTGCATAAAGCACGAGTAATTTTTACACCTTTTGCTTTCATTGTAGTTATAATGTTATTAATGTCCCCAATAATATCAGCACTAGGACTAGTCCAAGAAGTTTGAACAGTAGTTTTTTGACTTGCTGGTACTTCATAATCATAAGTGTATGATTGTCCATTACTTGATAATGTAATAGTACCTGTCGTTAATGCTTCCATTCTCATTCTTTCTAGTGTAACGTCAGTAGAAGCAATTAAACCGCTTAATCTATCGAAAATTCTAGCCATTAACGTATCAACGATTTGTGGTCTATTAGCATCGATAAAATTATTTAATTGTTGTCTTAACTTCTCATCAACATAAATTGATTCTTTGAAGAATGGCATTTCAGTCTCGTATTTTTCAATACCTTTCATATCTCTACGAATAGACTTGTCATCATAATTTGATAATCTAATACCAACTGGTTGGTCGTTAGCTCCTTTAATCCATTCTAGGTTTGTTCCTAATTGTTTTTGAACAGGGAATAATGTTGCACCTAATAATGGTTGTTCATTTTTATTTAATTCAGTCCAATATTCTGTAACATTTTTAGCTGTTACTAAATCATATATACTAGGCATTAAATAGCACTCCCTTCTGTAAGTACGATACCACTAATATTAGCTGTTTGAATAGCAGTAACCATAGCACTGTCTAATTTTAACTTATCAATACAACCAATTACAACGATTGTACCGTTTCCTTTTCCATTTGCATCTAATGTTACTTCATGTAACAAAATACCAGTTGCATTTGTAGTACCAGCAGTAAATTCAACACTCAATCTATTTGCTAAATTTCCAACTAATGGTTGTCCAGCTTTTAATGTAGCGTTTGCAGTACCACTAAGTTTTACTGGTAAAGCTATATAATAACTATCTTGTCCGATAAGAATGAATTTTCTGTTACCATAGCTTGTTTTCTTTAAACTCATATCCATATTGAATATTTCTCCCTTCTATTTAAAATAATCGTATTCTTCATTATTGCCTTTTTTGGCATTTGCTAATCTCTTTCCTAAACTTTCAATTTCACTACTTCCTTTACTATCTGTACCTTGTCCTTTTTGTTTTCCAAAGTTTCCCATAGCATCTTTTGTAGCGTCTTGTTTTCCTTTTTCATAACTCTTTTTAATGATTTCAGAAATATAATTAGCTATTTTATTTGTTTTATCACTATCTTCTGTCGTAATATCGTCAACAAAAGATATAAAATCGCTATCAGTAGCTTGAATACCTAAAATATCCCTAGAACCTTGCAAAACACTATTTACAACATTCTTATTTCCACTAATAGTATTATCCTTTAACATTTTTTCAAGCTCTTGTATTCTTTTAGCTTGTTCTTGACTTGCTTTTGCGTTCTTTTCGTCATCAGTAAGTTTTGCATTTAATTCTTGTTCTTTTTCACTAAGTTTAGCATTTAAACTATTGATTTGTGTATCGAACTTATCTTTATCAACATATTTTCCTGTTGATAAGTCTGCCAACTTCTTACCTTTTAACGCATTATTGACTTCCTCTAAAGTCATACCATCTTTGTAGGAATCACCCAACAAAGCTTTTAATTCTTCGTTCATCTCATTTCCTCCTTCTAGTGATTAAACGACTTCTCTGTCTTTTAGAATCTTACATTGTTTAAACGTCCTGTAAGTAGGACAAATTTATTTCCACTAATTTTCATTAGTAGTCTCTTGATTGTCATTTTTATTATCGTTTTGATTGTTTGTATTTTCTTGTTGTTTAACCATTCTCTCATCTGCTTCTTCTTGTCTTTCTTTTCTAAATTTCTCACCACGCTCAACAACTTCACGTGATTTATTCGTCAAGCATGACATTTCTAAAGCATCAATCGTTGCCAACTCTCCTGTTGCAACCAATGTGGAGAAAGCTTGTGTTTTTGTTTGTAAGTTATCTGTTGTATGTCTACCAACTGATAAATCAATATTTAGTGTAGACAAATCATTTCGTATTAAACCTAATTTCTTTAATATTTCTATACCAACTGATAATTGCTCTTTTTTTGCATTCTTATAAAACATTTCTTTAAGTCTCGCAACAATTTCAATATCAGTCCATCCATCACGATTTAATACAGCCATTCCAGTGTCTCCACCGTTTGAATTGGCATTTCTATCTGGGATACCTGTAATAATATTTCTTGCCTTTTCCAAGTATTCCCTTATGTTTTGAACACTAGTACTTTCAAGCTTTGGTGCGATAAACTTTGCATCAAGTCCACCTGTCTCACCATTACCTTTAACAAGTGTCAATACACGATTCATCTTGATTTTTGACAAATCCGTATCTTCATCTTCAAACTCGGCACCCAAAATAACAAGTAAGCTCTTAATCGTACCCTCAATGTCATTTAAACTATCACTTGCCACTTGATTCTGTGCGTTCATAACCGCGATAGCTTGTTCCCAATCTCCTGTTAAAAATAAAGAGTTTGGAACCATCGTAATAGGGTTTCTTCCAACAGGGTTGATACTAACTTGTAATGTGTCTGGGTTCATGTTTGAAAACTCAAATTTCAATTTATCCGTATAACATGTATAATCCTTTTTCCCCGTAACTTTATTTACCACATAATTACAACTCAATATTGTTGGGTTCCCAACTTCTGTTGATTGCACTACAAATGTGTTACGCGGATCAAGAAACGAATGCACAATCGGTATATCTGGTGTCATATCTTTTGATATGCTACTACTTGGAAGTGTTATCATATAACCAACACCACAAATACTAGCATAAATACCACTACAAATATCAACCGTATTATCTTCATAATTGTATATATCTGATAACTTTGACACATCCTCTTGATATTCCATATCTTTTGGAATAAATTCCGTAGGGCTACCGAAAGTATATCCGACTATTTCTCTAGTTATTGGAAAAGCATAGTTTACAACCGTTTTATTATTGATATTACTTGTACCACTAGGTAGTCGTGTTAAAATGTCTTGATTTCCTAAAAAATAATCTATTAAATATTCACAATCTAATCTATTTGCATTGTGAATCCCTAGAGCTTTTTGCATAACTTCGAACAAGTTTTCTGACGTAATCTCTGGGTAATCTAAGATAATTCTTTGTCTACCATAATGCAAATTCTCTAAAGTAAAGCCATTTAGTTTCAGATTACCACCTGCTCTCTGACTATAAAATTACCCATTTACATAGATACATTATATCATAAATGTAAAGTTTTGTCAAAAAGACAAATTTTGACAAAAAAAGAGGTGGAACAGCACCTAAATTCCTAATTGACTCGCACTTACATTTATTCTTGCGGTACCACTTGACTTACCACCTAAAACATTCGTTATCATTCCAGCCAAACTATCTGGGAAGTCATCATGTTGTTTCGTCTGCATACTAGGGTTCTGATTCCATGAATACAACTGTTGCATCGCGCTCATATACTCTTTATCACCCTTTATAAGCTCTGGATTCTTAAAATATATTCTATATGTATTATTCTCACTTGCAATACCTTTAATCTCATTCTGACATGCAAGTATTCTATCTAATTTTCTCTTATTCGTAGGGGCATTATGTGTCGTAATATTGCAATGATAAGCACTCGATTTCAAATCTTGTTCCATAAGTGTCGCAAAAAAGTCACCACCATTATTCTTTTCAACACCACAACGACTGACATGATTATCCATTAAAATCTTCTTTACAAAAGGACGTATATAATCGTCACCACCAAATTTATTCTTGAACAACACTTTTTCAATATAAACTTCGTTTCCATAGACGTAACCAATCGGTAAACTAAAGAAATCATCACCACCATGCGACACATCCGCATAGCCAATAATCCTATCAGGTTCTTCTCCTGGTAACTCATTATAAAAACTAATATTCTCTTTATTAAAAACCAAACCATCTCTTTCAATAGGTTGCATTAGGTATTTTGCACTAAAGATTACAGGATCTTCCGCAATCTCCATATCACGATAATATTTTGCACTAAAACCTTTGCCATAATCAAACAAAAAATTACTCTCACCGTTTTCATCATAACAAGGTATTGATATAATTCTAACTCGTGACATATCATCTTGTTTCGCATTCTCAATAACTCTACTAGTAACATCATGCAAACTCCAGGGTGTATTTATATGAATTTCAGGACAAGGTCTATATTCCCCATCTTTACAAAGTCTCTGTATTTTTCTATCTTTTATCGTACCTGTATAATTGTAATACAACTTTTCAAGTCTATCTGGATTATTCGCTTGTTCCACATCTTTTACCAAGTCATCGCAATAAAGTAAACGTTCTGCTTGTACCTTACCAGTACCCCCAGCCTCAATTGACACATAATTATACGTATGAAAACGTTTCGCCTTATTCAAATCTAAATACAAATACTCCGCGCTCTTATTCGCAATCTTATTGTTCGGAAATATCTCATGATACCGATACTCTTCACCATCAATAATATTCATAATCTCCGAATAAAACGACTGTATCAAACCAACACTATGCCCAGCACCCAAAATACTCTCATCCGGACACATTCCGCCTAACAAAACTTGTAAAAACAATCCAATCGTTGTCTTTCCAATTCTCGGTGGTAAATTGAGTACCAACAAATCCAATTTATCGTCAATCAAATCTTGTACACCTTGAATAACGCCGTGTTTCTTCAAAAGCCTTGCACGTGGTAAGTAAAATTGCTTATGTATCGGACGATTCCACTCTAACGCAATACAAAAAGCCTCAAAATCACCATTTCTTGCCTTCGTATCATAACTCGTAACCCACATTTTATTCACTTTATCACGTGTCTCTTGATTGTCATTGTAAATTACTTTATTATGTTGCAACAAATCAATCACAATATCTGCATAAAAACAAGCCTTATCCAACTCACCAATACTTTCATAATCGCATTTTAAAGAATAACAACCCTCTAAATACGCAAACGTTGTCTTATCTTTGACTTGATTTATCAATTCTTCTGTACTTTGTATTCTTGTCCTAATCTCTTCCTCAATATTCAAACTCTTCATCCTCACTCAAATAATCATCATATCTCTCATTATGTTCTAAAGACTCTACAAAGTACTGTTCTAATTGTTCCGTTGTCGGACACAAAACACTACTATCAGGCTCGTTTAAGTACTCCCATATCAAATCAACTTTTGCATTAGACATCTCTCGTTGTGCATACAAATACATTCTATATATTCTCTTTTTTTCACTATCCATACTTCTGAATTTCTTCTTTATCGTATCGCGTCTTTTAAAAAACTCATTGTATGTTAGAAATTCCAAACTATCATCAAACATTTAACCTCTCCCTTAATAAAGTTACACTTCAAATTCATAATACCACATTCTATATAAAATTGCAAGAAAAAAGCTTAGGAGGTACCCTAAGCAGAAAGAAGGACACAAACATGTCGTTTGTATTTGGACTCCCAAGTAAGAATCGAACTTACAATAATAGTTTTGCAGACTATCACCTTAACCATTTGGGTATTGGGAGTATGTTAGGCGACAGGTGCGTAAAAGTGGATCCTCGCGTTTCTACTTTATGTTACTTACTAGTTTTCACATGTTTCGATATTTCTTTTACCCGTCATATCTGGCTACCTAGACTAGACTCGAACTAGTAATGTCAGAGGTCAAAGCTCTGTGTGTCTACCAATTCCACCACTAGGTAATTCAATAGACAAAACACCACTATATACTTAAAAAATAGTAGGAAGAAGGTTTTTCACATCCTTTTCTAAATATTTCTAGCAGTGCTGTCTATATAAATATACTACAATTTATCTATTGTGTCAAGATACTTTTTCCTTTACTTGAAATCTCTTTCAAGATATTTCCTCTGCAATAACAACTTGCCTTTACTACCTTTATCCCACTTATGCACTCTCTCAAACTCACATAACAAATATTCTATCAACATTCTTTGTTCTACGGTGGGTTCGTGTTTTTGCTCATTTATGAATTTGAAAAGCTTGTTTATCGCAACATAAGTATTTATGTCTTTAAATTCTATTAGGTGGAGATATTGGTGTGCAACAGGCATTAGTAATGCACCATTCTCAATTGTTCGTTTACCACCGTTTTCATGTTTTTGGATATGATGGAAAGTTACGTCTTTCCTTACTAGGTGGTAGTTCATCCAATCTAAATTAGATAGAGGTTTATATATCTTTAACATTTCTTTGGTTACTCTATTCATTTACCTATCTCCTCATTATTCTACATATACCCAACTATAACCACCACTAGTTTTTCTATCACCTTTTAATACTTTTATTATATTTGAGTGATGTATATTATTTTTAACACTAGCATCTTTTATACTTTCATATATTTTACCAGTTTCTACACAAAGTATAGCTTTCTGTCTATTTTTACCAGCTTTTAAAGAACCTTGATATAATCTTTCTTTGTGTTGTGGTGATAATTTTTTACCTAGATTCGCTTGTCTTATCTTTTCTTTGGTTTCCTCAGAAAGATGTTTACCTTTATTAGATGTGTGATAATGATAATTCTCTCGTATTCTCCTCAATTCATCAGAGGTATGTTTTCTTCCAGTATTGTCCGGATATTTGCCAATATGAGATACTCTTTGTTTTTCACGATAATCTTGATTTTTCCAAAAAAGTTTAGACGTTTCTGATATTTTTCGTTTGGTTTCTTCACTAAGTGAACCTACATGGTTTCCACCATTTTGAATATTATATCCATATTTTCTTTTATTCGATTTATATTGTTTGATGAGTTCTATTTCTTTTTCTTCGGCTTGTTCCTTACTCAATTCACTATATAAAATTTTATGTTCTATATTTTTCCAACCATACTTTTTTATAGCATTGAGAAGATATTCGTTATTTTTATATCCTTTACCTTTAGCCCATCTTTTTTCTGGTTCTTGTTTAGTAATACCAACATAGACTTTTTTATTAGGGAAAATATGAATATATACTTTATAATTTTCTACTAGTTCTTCCATTACCTTATCTCCTTTTGAGATAATTATATCATAAAAAGTCGCTTTTTTATTTTAAATTTGCTAGAGCACCTAAAAATGCGATTTCGTGGGTTCGTTGCTACTGGTGAGGCGGTGAACGGATACAAGACGAAACAAAAGACGGATCAAAAAAGATTCATACCATACCAAAAAAAAAAAGATATACTCCAGAAGATACCAGCCAAGAAAAAAAAAATAATTGTTTTATATGACGTTATTAAATAGATCCATACATAAAAGAAAAACAAAAAAATTATAAAAAAAAAATAGATATAAAATATAGTTATAAAACAACTTTACACTATAAAAAAATAAATATAACAAAATATAACAAAATAATTGACTTTCTTTTATTTTTGGCTTATACTTAATACATAAGATAAAGAAAGAAGGAAAGAAAATGAAAAAAAGAGTTATTAAAAAGATAAGAATGAAAGAAAGAGTTAAGACGATCTTAATTATGGGACTTGTACAGCTTGCACTATATGGAATAGTAACAATCTACCAAAACAGAATAGAGGCTATCGAAAACGGCGAAATGATTCAAGTTAACGAAAACATGATGGACAGATAAAAAAGGAAAACAGGAACGGCGGACGCCTTGAAAGAGTCGCCGAAAAAATGAAAGAAAAGGAAAGAAGGATTTAAAAATGAAAGAAAAAGAAAGTAAAAAAATGATAGTAAAGGTATATCAAGACAGGGGAACGGGAAAAAAAGAGCTTACAAACACATGGGAGGATCAAACAAGCATCTTACTACAATTGACGGCGTTCCTATATAGAAAGACAATCCAAAAAAGTAGAAATTTAAAAATAACTTATAAATACGATTACACAGATTTACAGACAATTATTGTAAAAGAAAGTTTTACAAATTACGATAACACAATGACAAACACTTGGTTTGAGTTTGAGAACATCCCCACCAATTGCGGATATTTAGACATTTACAAAATAGAAAACAATCTAAAAAAGGAGGAAAACTAATATGGAAAAACAATAATATTTGACGACAATTTTTTGGAAAGATGATTATAAAAACAAGTTAGAAGATGACATCATGAAAGAAGAGAAAACTATTAAATATTTGAAAAATCTTATAAAATATTTTGACGAAAACAACATCGAAACATATAAAAAATTTGATAAAAGAGTTTAGAGAAAACGGGATAATATAGGAGGGTAAAAAATGGAAATTATAACAAAAAAAGTAAAAGATAGATTTAATTATATAAAAAAATTGATAAATAATACAAACGATGTAAAAATTTTAATTGATGGACAATTTTATTACAACAAAAAAGCGATAAATTATGTAGATAAAATAAATAAAGACTATTTTTTGAATAGTTATTATAATTTAACTACTTTAGACTATTTATTGATGATTAGCGAAGCTAAAAATTTAGACGACATACAAAACAATATTTTTGCAGAATATGAAACAAATTACGCATCTAGCGTTTGGAGTGCTTTTATTGAATGTTTAGAAAGGGAGTTGATTCAAAAATGACAATATTTAATTTTAAAAGCGGATCAAATCCCTACATAGCAAAAACAGAAAAAGAAAAAGAAAGAATCTTAAAAAAATATAAAAATTATAAAATATCAAAAACAAAAGGATTATTTGCATATATTTACACAATAGACGACACGAAAAAATAAAAAGCAAGGGGAAAAGATAAAACATGATAAAACTTGAAAAAAAAGCAATCTATTATTTAAAAGGAAAATATCACCACGAAAGCAAAGCCGAAACAATAAATTTTCACAACATGGAAGAGGCACGAAAACATTTTGAAAATATAACGCCGGCATATTATATCAATAAAAAAGATTTTTCAATCGTGGAAGACATCGGCTTGTATTTTACCAGTGATTTTGGAATCAAATGTTATTATAAAAGAATAGATCCCAGCACCGAATCAATAGAAAGTAATTATGTAAAGGAGTGAAAAAAAAAATGTTCTATAAAAGATTAGAAAAAGCAATCAATCAAAATTTAAAAAGCGATGATGAAATAGTAAACTATTGCAAAAACGAATTGAAAAAGAGTTATTCAGATAGAAAGGCACATGATTTGCAATGTATTTGCGAATATTTACAATATAAATTAAAAAATGATGTTTCTTTCGAACAATATCAAGAGATCCAATTTAAAAAAATGTTTTCAAGATAAAGAGCTGGAAAGCTCTTTTTTTTTGTATCTATGTATCCGAAAGAGTAGGACAAAAGAAAAGGGCGGATCATGATAAAAAAAATAATTGTTTTATATATCCAAGAAATAGGGGAAACAATACACGCACAGAAACAACGCAAAAAAGCCGAAAAAGAAAAAGCACGATAAAATATACAACCGAAAGAAAAACAACCGCCAAAACAAGAAAAAACGCTATAAAAAAGCGTTATTTTTTTATTAGTTTATAATAGAATAGATAAAAAACTATATAAAAAACACGCTCAGACCTTAAAAAACGCACTTTTTAAGGTGATTTACACTTTTCTAGTATAAATATATTAGAAAGAATAAAAACACGTTAAAAGCCGTTAAAATAGTCTTTTTTTGTATAGTGTAAAATACTAGTAAAATAAAAAGACTTGTAAACATGTTACAAGTAAAAAAGAATCATATAAAAAAAAGTTTTTTGTAAATACTCCAGAAAA